ATGCGTATCGAACAAGAACTCAAGTTAGGTTTTAAAGATGTACTATTTCGCCCGAAACGTTCAACTCTAAAAAGCCGTTCTCAAGTAAATTTAACCCGCGAGTTTACATTCAAGCACAGCGGTCGTCAATGGTCTGGCGTTCCTGTTATCGCAGCGAATATGGATTCAGTGGCAACTTTCGAAATGGCGGCTGCGCTAGCTGATCACGGCGTGATGAGTGCTATCCATAAGCACTATAGTGTAGAGCAATGGGGAGAGTTCGTTAAAAATGCGAAGCAAGAAACCATTCGTAACGTCTTTGTTTCTTCAGGTACCTCAGATGCAGATTTCGAAAAACTGCAAAAAATCATGGCATTTAGTGATGAATTAGCATTTATTTGTATCGATATTGCTAATGGCTATTCAGAACATTTGGTCGAGTACGTTGAAAAAGTACGCGCAGAGTTCCCAACCAAAACCATTTCTGCTGGTAACGTAGTCACTGGTGATATGTGTGAAGAGCTTATCTTAGCTGGTGCCGACATTGTGAAAGTGGGCATTGGGCCAGGCTCGGTGTGTACCACTCGTGTGAAAACGGGTGTTGGTTACCCGCAACTTTCTGCCATCATTGAGTGTGCAGATGCCGCGCACGGTCTTGGTGGTATGATCATTGGTGATAGCGGTTGTTCATGTGCTGGTGATGTATCGAAAGCGTTTGGCGGCGGTGCAGACTTCGTGATGCTGGGCGGTATGTTAGCGGGTCATGAAGAGTCAGGCGGTGAAGTCGTTGTACAAGATGGCAAAAGCTTCATGAAGTTCTACGGCATGTCTTCAGAAAGCGCGATGGCGAAACACTCTGGAGGCGTAGCGAAGTACCGTGCAGCTGAAGGTAAAACAGTGTTACTGCCATTCCGTGGTAGCGTGCACGACACTATTTCAGACATCCTTGGCGGCGTACGTTCAACGTGTACATACGTAGGCGCTGCAAAGCTTAAAGAGCTAACTAAGCGTACGACCTTCATCCGTGTACAAGAGCAAGAGAACAACGTATTCGGTAAAGAATAACGTTTAAAACGATTGTTTAAAATTTTAGGAATTGAGCCACTTTAGAGTGGCTCTTTTTTTACCTGAAATTTGGCAAGTGGCGACAAAGTGGCGACAGCCGAGCAAAAAATTTGTGGCGGCAGGTTACAGGTTTGAAAGAGGGTTATGGAGAATTGCTTCAGATAGGTGATCTGGTGCGAAGTGGGCATAGCGCATTGTCATACTTATATCGGCGTGGTCTAGAATGTCCCTTAGCACTAAAATATTGCCGCCATTCATCATGAAGTGACTTGCGAACGAATGACGCAAAACGTGGGAGGCTTGCCCTGAGGGTAGGGTGATGCCCAGTTTATTCTTCAATATGTAGCAGAAAGGTGTATAGCATTCTTCAAAGAGCTTCCCTGAGGTTGGTTTGTATATCTCGTTATAAAGTCCCTCTGAGATGGGTACAGAGCGATTCTTCTTAGTCTTGGTGTTGGTGAACGTAACTTTATATTTGCTTAACTGAGAGCCTTTCAGCTGAGCTGCTTCATTCCAGCGAGCCCCAGTGGCAAGACATAGCTTCACTATACTCTGCATATCTGCTCGGTTGTGTTTAGACACGTGTTCAAGCAATAAAGTAATATGCTCTTTATGAAGGAAAGACATGGTACGTTCGTGATCTTTAAATGGCTTAACTTCTTCTAAAGGATTCGATCCTTTCCACTCTCCAATTTCCTTCAATTTAACAAACATCGCCTTGAAACGCGCGAGTTCTGAATTTAGCGTTGCGATACTAGGAGACCCTTTTTGCCAGCGCGCATCAACAAAGCTAATTCGCCCACTCATTCGGTTACTTCTGAATTCAGAGTATGTTTTTGCAACGAAAACGGTCGCTACAGGGTTACCCATCGCGTTAGCCATTCTTAGAAACTTACTATGAATGACACTGCCATTGGCAAGGGTTGCACCATAGTGGGAGTACCAAAGATCAATAAGTTGAGAAAGCCTACGGTGATCTGGCTTGTCTCCCATCCAGGGCTTATCGTCAATCTCTTTCATTGTGTGAAGCTCAAAAGCCTTGGCTTCGCCCTTAGTCGCAAACTTCTTACGAACACGCTTTCCCGCTCGCCCGTTTGGGTAACACTCGCAGATCCAAGGTTTGGTAGAGTGATCTTTTAAATTGCGGATAGACATAATAAAGCCTAAAATAGCTGTATATAAACACAGTGTAAGTCGAGCTAAAATGTAGAGCAATGTTTTATATCGGACAAAAGGCACAGGTTAGACACCTCTCTCAAAGTGCTAAGAAAGTTAATAGGTTTTTGCTATGTATCAATCAATTCATGTGACCGCTGGCTATAGCCATTTCAAAATTAACAGTGACGGTCCAATAGGGGTAAGTAAGAAGAACCAAGGGGTAATTGATGCGCTTTTGAAACTAGGTAATCGGTTTACGGCGCCATTTGGTGGTTTCATAGAAGCTGAAAATGTGATCGGCTTGAAGTGGGTGAAGCTTGTCGATATTAAGTTCCTGTGTACCGATGAGGAAGCTGAAACTATTGAGTATGTGATACAGAAAGACCACTATGTAGTGGGTACGTATCAAGATCGGAAGTTGTACATTTTATTGTTTGGTGGGGAACCAAAGCACCATCAGATCAAAGGCCTTGAACAAGATGGGAAAAATAATGTGTTTGGGCTTTTTTAGGTGTTTTGTTTGGAGTGGAGCTGAAAAATTTGGATAAAGTTTATCGCTGAATCAGAAGCGGATCTCCGTATGTTTTGTCACCGGTTGGCTCCTGTAATAATGGTAATTTATTAGTAAGTCGGTAAAATGTGTCAGCTAAGTTTTTTTGAGTATTTTTAATGACAGTAAAAGCGATAGATTTGTTTGCCGGCGCCGGTGGTTTCACACTCTCTTCAATTGATGCAGGGGTGGATGTGCTCGCAGCTATCGAGTTTGATAAAGCAGCAGCTAATACTTATAAAGAAAATTTTATAAATACACGTCAGCTCAAAGTAGACTTACGAGCTGGTGAAGACGATGGCGATATTAACAATGTCGAACCTTCAGAGCTAAGAAGTAGCTTGAAGCTTAAGAAAGGAGAATTAGATCTTATCCTCGGTGGCCCTCCATGCCAAGGCTTCTCCACTCATCGTATTAATAATGCTGGTGTGAATGATCCTCGTAACACTCTGTTGCTTAGATACTTCGAATTCGTTAACGAGTTTAATCCTAAAGCTTTCCTGGTAGAGAATGTTGCAGGCCTATTGTGGAAGCGCCATAAAGACTTTTTAGATAAGTTCATTTCACTTGCTGAGAATGCTGGGTACGTAATTAAGTTTTGCGATATTGTGAACGCGAAAGACTATGGTGTACCGCAGAATCGAAAGCGTGTATTTATTTATGGCCTGAGAAAAGATTTGGATTGTGAGGACGTTGATTTTCCACCAAACCCTAAACATTTTTCACCTAGTTCATCAGATCAACCTCATTGGGAAACCGCATCTAGTGTATTTGAAAAAGTCCCAACAGAACTCTACGAAAAGTACTGGATCGATTATTTCAGAGATAAAAAGAAGCTTTCATATGAGCAAACGTCTGAGTTATTAGACTCTTTAAAGTTTGGCAGTCCATTTAAAGAGAAAGACCCTTGTGATACGAAGATGAACCCATCTGAAATGATGATAGAAAGATTTGTAGACACACCGCTGAATGGTAGTAGAGAGGACGCTGGAGAGAAGCATCGGCTAAAGTGTCACTCTAATGGTTACAAAGGTCATAAAGATGTTTACGGGCGAATTCTTATTCACTTACCAAGCAATACCATAACAACTGGTTGCCATAACCCTTCGAAAGGGCGGTTTGTTCACCCGTGGAAGGACCATGGCATGACATTAAGACATGCAGCACGTTTCCAAACATTTCCTGACTGGTTTGATTTCTGGGGTAGTTCTACAGAGCAAGCTCGCCAAATAGGGAATGCAGTACCACCATTGCTAGGAACTATTTTAATAGACTCAATACTAAAAAACCTACCGTAAGGTAGGTTTTTATACTTTTAAGAGGAGATAGGTTGTAAGGATAGAAGGTCTTGGACAATTTCTTTGAACTTAATCCACTCTGGGTGTTCCGTATCTCTCGTATGCAAGAACATCATTTGAGTATCGAATATTCTCCGAGAGTCGCTTTCCCCGAGGCTGTAACAGATTCTGTGTAACTGCCATTTAGTTAACGTGTTTATCGAGACGTTCCTCGAACTCGATAATAAACCGACTCATAGCCTGACGCCAGTTTTGAATGGGCATCGTCCATTTCTTGCTGGCGTCTTTGATTGCTAAGTACACCATTTTGGTTGCGGCCTCATCGTTAGGGAAGATCTTCCGCTTTTTTAGTGCTTTACGGATCACGCTATTGAGAGACTCAATAGCATTGGTTGTGTAGATGGCTCTACGGATATCTTCTGGGTAGTTGAAGAGCGTGTTGAGGTTCTGCCAGTGATTGCGCCAGGACTTAGATATTTGCGGATATTGCCCATCCCAGACTTCGCCAAAGCGCTCCAGTTCGAGTAGAGCCTCATCTTCTGTAGTAGAGCGATACACTCGTTTCAGGTCGGCAGTCACCGCCTTATAGTCTTTCCAAGACACATACTTCAATGAGTTCCGCACCATATGGACGATACAAAGCTGAATATGCGTTTGGGGGAAGACAGTATTGATAGCGTCAGGAAAGCCCTTCAATCCATCTACACACGCAATAAGGATATCTTCAACACCACGTTGATTGAGTTCAGTTAGAACACTCAGCCAAAACTTAGCCCCCTCGTTTTCGGCTATCCACATGCCCATTAGCTCTTTCTGACCATCGGTGTTAATACCTAAAGCAAGGAAAATCGACTTATTGATGATACGCTTGTCTTGACGGATCTTGACCACAATACAATCGAGATAAACGATAGGATAAATGGCATCGAGTGGCCTTGATTGCCACTCCACTATTTCTTCTATCACCGCATTTGTGACGCGCGATACGAGGCTGGGTGATATCTCCGCACCGTACCACTCATCGAAAGCGTTTACGATGTCGCGCGTACTCATTCCTTGGGCGTAGAGCCACAAGATTTTGTCATCCATAGAGGTAAATCGTGATTGGTGTTTTTTGACTAGCTTGGGGTCAAACGAGCCAAGGCGATCCCGAGGTGTATCGAGTTCAAACTCGCCATCTTCGGTTTTTACGCGTTTGCTACTCTTTCCATTGCGGCTATTATTCGATCTAGAGGGTTGGTGTTTTTCATAGCCAAGATGCTCATCCATTTCCGCATTGAGTGCGGCCTCAACCGTAATTTTTTTCAGCATTTGGCTGAACTCAGTTAAGTCCTCAGGGGTTTTAATTCCTTTTGCTGCTTCCTTGGCGAAAGCTTCAAGCTCTTTCTTGTTCATATTGCCTATCCTTAGCCTTTAAGGCTTAGTTTAGGCAATTACACAGAAATTGAGACAGTCTCCTTTCCCCACCATGCAATGATTCTGTTAAGTCGACAAATCTATCTTTATACTTTGGCTGACTAAAAGTGTTTTTTATACTTTCAATGTTCATTAATCCAATATTATCATTCTTGGCCATCTTCCAGATAAACTCTTCTGGTGTGTCGACATTCATGAAATTGAATTTTTCATGATACATATCGAGAATTTTAAGTTTAAACTGAATCGCCTGTTCATCATTGGCTGCATTACCACCATTGAGCGGTAGTTTGAATGAATCTCCATCTATACCCACTTGGGTATTTAAAATATCATCCAAGTCATTATATAAAGATTCTGGAATGTCAGCGCTATAACGCTTGATTTCAAGCGTGCCACTGTCTAATCCGTTTCGATAGAGCTCTGCTTGCGTTTCATGTACCGATTTGCGCATGTCTCCATCTAATAACACGATATCATTAGTGCTAGCCTCAGAAGCAGCGAAATGTATCAGAAGATTATTCAGCATAGTACATGCACCGCCTGGGTATGGAACAATTTCAAATGAACTGAGAGACTCTTCATCGATCTCGGTAATCGCTTCTATTAGTAGACTTTTGGCTAGTTCATCTTCGACATAAACTTTCTTTTTACTTGAGTTGTGTAGAGAAGAACCAAGGCGGATAAATGCTTGCTCAGGTGAGCAATCATTAAGTATCGAGTATGAATCTGTAGTCTCTTCATATTGGTATAGCTTCACAGCGTTGTTAGGTAAACTCTGAACAAAGTGCTCAGAATGAGTAGACATGACTACTTGGCAACCATTATTTTGGATGGCTGTAAGCAGAAGTGTTCTAAGCTCAGTTTGCGCGCCAGGGTGCAAAGAAACTTCAGGCTCGTCTAAAAGAATTAGTGATTGCGCAGGAGCTCTCAATACTTTCACTACGCAGTTAACAACGGATACTTCACCACTACCAGCGACAGCTTCACTATATTCATCATCATTATTGGCAAAGATAATTGAATATCCATCATTGTTGAAAAAGTTGTGAGTAATAATTTTAGCACTGACGTAGTGTTTACCAAGTATGCGATTAGTCCAGTTTAGTTCTTTCTCGGTTAATTCATCGATAGATTCAGTGACACGAGAATGCCAATATAATGGAGTCCCATTGAAACTGTCCATATGTTTTTTTAATTTCTCAGAGCGATGGCGAAGAAAATCTTGAGGAGACTCTATGTTGTCAGTTTTTGTGAATGTACCAAAATAGAAAAACTTATCAAAAGCACTCAGCTCTGCTCGAAAGTCAATGTATACGACATTCTTAACCATTTTTTTCCAACGGGTCTTTTTTCTCAGGTGTGCGTGTTTTTCCTGATAAACAGGCATTGAATCCATGCCATCAGATCTCCGTGGTCTAGCTGATTCCCAGTAGTCAGGATCATTATCACGTTTCCGCCTTAGTTGGACTACTTCGATTTCATCTGGGTAACGAGCGGGCTTATATTTATAAATATACCTATGAGCCTCATCACCACTTTCTTTGATGGGGTCTATTGCTGTAGAAAACCAATAATGAGCGACATTATATTTTGCTGGGCAACCATAGAGAGCCTGTAAAGTTGATGACTTACCTGAACCGTTAGGCCCAACCAATACAGTAAAAGGGTAGGAAAAGTTTATTTCCGAATTTTTTTTAAGTTTTTTAAAAAAAGGAAAACGAATTTGCCCTATATAATTTTGGAAGGAATTTAGGTTTCGTTGGGATAACAGCTCAATTAGTTCTTTAGACATAGCAAAACGCTTGGAAATTACAATATGCAACGATATTAACCGATCTGGTACGACATGCAAAATAATTAGATGTATTTAGCGTCGAAACTTTGTTGTAAACTTTATGGTTTTCTTTGTTAGTTAGTAGCCAATTTGCTTTATCTTCACGACCTCTACCAAAATGCAGCATTCTATGGCAGTTTGGACAGATATCAGCACAGTTTTCCACGGTGTTAGCACCGCCATCTACGAGTGGAACGATATGGTGAACTTCTAGAAAAGGTCTATCTTCTTCGGTTTCAAACGGAGCTGGATTGTCACAATACTCACAGACGCCGTTAGCACGATTTAGAGCCCAAGCTTTGACTTCTGGGCTGCGAGCATAATTTGTCGTGGTAGTGGTATTCACTTTGGGTTTTGCATCACCTTTGAGCTTTTCTGAATTAGATGTCACATGTAGTAATCGATTACTTTATCGAAGAATAGATCTGAAAAATCACTCTTTGCATCGGACTTTGATTGATAGTTTTCAAGTTCTGATTTTGCCAATTGTTCAAAGTAGGCAGTAGATAAAAAGATATCAAACATCACATCATCGTATCGGCTATGTGGTGATTTAACGAATGATAGCATTGCTCTGGTTCTAAATTCTATGTTCTCAAGTGTAGGGAGGGTTATAGTTTACAGATAATTATTGAGTAATGATAAAGCCTCTGTTACGGCCATAACTGTTGTGAAAATCGACACTCTCCAAGTCAAGCATCAGTAGGTAAAGTGTAGCCAAAGTAGCTCTTAGGCCCATCACTTCTTCTCCATCACCAACGCAACTCTACCCACAACCCTCACATCATCTTCGTCAACCGTCAACGTAGAGCCATTAAAGCTGATCGCTAACTTCTTGCCCGGTAAACGTTGGATGTCATTTAGAGAGAGTAGGCCGTCCATGTCAACTAGGTAAGTTCCACTTATTGCTTGGTGAACTTCTTTATCGATTACATAGGTAGTATCACCATCTTTGATAGCCATCGCGTTCATTACATCGACTTCATCAAGCAAAGACTTATCGAAGGTGATTGTTCTTAGTCCTTGCAACTTGCCTTTCTTTAAATAAAAAGATTCTACGTCGAATAAAAATTTGGTTTCTAGACGTTTTGACTCATGCTTATGAGAACTTCTATTCGGAAATGCGTCGCCTTGGCCTAAGAGAAGCCACTTTAATGATACGCCAGTATGCAAGTGTACTCTTACTGCGATTTCATGAGGTGTTAGTCCGCGCTTCACCCATGTAGATATGGTGGAGGTTGGGATACCAAGCTTTTCAGAAAGTACTCTCTGGCTCTTTGACTCTGTTACTTCACTTAACCTTTGAACAAAGTCTTTCCCACAAAAATACTCAAAAGCGGATAGTCTATCTTGATTTGTTGGCATATGCGATCAATACTAGTTGCTAAAGCGTAGTCAGCGAGCTGTAACTTCTGACCACTTATATAAACATTCAATAGCTTACAAGGATACCACCATGCTTTCTTACCAAGTAGTAATAAATACCCCTTTTATGACTTACGAGCAGTATTCACAGTTTTCTGGCATGCCTAAACGCACCATTATGGATTGGGTCGCAGACGGCAAACTTCCTATCAAAACGAAAGAAAAGCAAAAAGAAACCCCTCTCATCAACATGATCGCCTTAGTTGAAATGGCGACTCGTGAAACGATGGAAAAGATGGGGTAGACCATGTGTTTCTCATCTTTCATTCCCACCAAAGAGTATTGCCCGCTATGGCTCAATGTTTTTGGTTGGGGCTACGCTTTTGTACCGTTTTTTTCAACTGAGTATTCGTTATGGATGACATTGACTCAATAGGCGAATTTTATCGCACAAAACAATTGGCCTTTAATGAGGCTTGTTGCGGCTTTGCGAGCTCTGAGAACATGACCAGTCTCGCAGAGAAAATAGGCATCAATCCCACAATGCTGCGCAATAAGCTCAATCCAGAACAGCCTCATGTTCTTAATTGCGTTGAACTCGTGACGCTCACTAAAGCGAGTGACAATCACACCGTTTTGAATAGTCTGCTACTCGGATTAGAAGTGCTTACGGCTCACATACCGGCCAACACCGTGGAAGACACGCTGGTTAAATGCGCACTAGAGAACGCCATCCATTCGGGGGAGTTGTCTCGAATGGTCTTGGAGTCTGCTGGAAAACACCGGCTTACTCGAGCTGAGAAATATCAGATTGTTCAGACTGCCCACGCCAATATCAGCAACCATGTACGGCTCATCAAAAGCCTCGAAAAACTTAATCGAGGGGCCTCGATGTTTATAACATCAGATAGGGAAGCGGTCGGCAGCGGCGCATTAGTTTCTCTGATAAGTCCGGAGGCGTGATGTTTGTTCATGAGTGTCATCGGCCATGCCCGGATGGTTCCGGTTGTGTCTTGAGTGAGGAAGATAAGCGAAGAGGCCTTTTATATATAAGACGAATTCGACAGAGGCTATGTAACCGTCAACTCTGCATGCTCAGGGCTGAGCGGAAGAGGTTAACGTATCAATTAAGGCGTTCGACCGATGGCTTTAAGCGAGTAAGGCTTCGAATTCGTTTATGCGCCCTAGAGAAGAAGGTTGGCAAAATCAAGCAACGTTGGCTTTAACGTTTTGTCTTCAGCCTGAGTAACGCCATTGGTTACTCCAAAAAGGACAGTCCTCTTTAGACCAGGTAACCCTTATGAATAATCATGTGTTTACAAACGCGCTCCGAAAGGCCATTCAAGATAGTCTCTACGTGGTCTTCACGCTTGCTATAGAAAAGCGAAACCACGCATTAGGTTTCCATCTAAAAAGCGGTGTGATAGGAACGGATAAGCAAAATTGCGTTGAGGGAACGAAGTTGTTGCATCCTTCAAAACACTTACTTAGGACAGCCAATAGCGTTTACGTTGTTGCGATCCTAAATGCTCTGGAACAGGCATTGATTTTCGTTTCTCTAGACGTGAGCATAAACAAGATGGTTCGAGGGTAAGGCGATGACCGCTCTTTTACAGCATGTTGTGCCTTCGTCTGTTTCATCACTGAGTCGATTGATCGAGGAAGCGCCTTATTTGGCAAGATGCAGCGACAATAAAACCGCGATGTTAATCAGGCCACGAAACTATGCAGTAAAATGGCCGTATATGCAGGTCAATCGTAAAGAGATGCAGGCTTGGATGGTGTTTGACATTGACCATGAACACCGACCTTTCCCCAACCCATATATTTGGCAAGATGAAGGGTTGCCACCACCCAACCTGATTGTTCGTGATCGTGCCAGCAATAAAGCCCACCTTTTTTATGCCATTGTGCCTGTTTGTACCAGCGATCGGGGTCGCTCTAAACCCATTCAGTATCTTAAAGCGATTTATCGCGCGTTGGCATTGAGGCTGGAGGCAGACTTAAGTTATTCAGGCCCGGTAGCCAAAACGCCCTTCCATCCTTTCTGGCAGACGACCGAGCTTCACCGCAGTGTTTATGAACTCAATGAGTTGGCCGATTCGCTTGAATTGGAGGCCGAGAGACCGTGGCTTCGCCAAGATCTCGATGTGTCTTATTCTCGGAATTGTACTTTGTTTGAACACACTCGCCGATACGCGTACGACATCGTCAACGAAGAAAGAGAAAAGGGCAGCTACGCAAACTTTAAACGCCGTGTAGAGAGCTTTGCTTGTTACAAAAATAATAACATTGTAGATAAACCACCACTGGCGTGTAGCGAGATCTTGGCGGTTGTAAAAAGTGTTTCTCGTTGGACCTGGGATAACTATTTCGCTCGGTCTGACTGTCGGCGAGGAGTGATGAAGTTGGACGGGGGATTAAGTTTACAGGAAAGGCAGCGAAGAGCGGCCAGACGAACTCATAACCTTCGGAGGGCGAAGACCACTCGCCGAATTATCGGCGCTTGCCAGTCACTATTACGCAAGAAACAGACACTGACGATTAACGCAGTGGCACGTACAGCGAATCTGTGTCGACAGACCGTCAGCCGTTACGTCTATTTGTTTGAGTGGGTAAAGTCCGCCTTATCTGTGAGCAAGCGTAATGGGCCTGAGCGTCGTGGTAATTATGCTGTCCATCAGATAACTGCCCCCAAAGCGCTTTACTGCATTGATCTGCCTATCGAACAAAACAAGGTTGTGTCAAAAGCTTCTTTCCCTTGAGGAGCAAACTGTTAGAGCTTTATTGGCAGCACAATGTGTGGATTTCTTAATTGGACTGAAGAAATTCTCGAAACGTCGTGAGATCGACCTTGGCTTAGAATAAATGACGTGAGTGAAAAGGGCTCTTTGGTTACGGCATCATCACAAGTTGTCTATTGGCTCAAGTCGATTGAAGATCACTCACAGAGAGACAGGTTGATGATACTGAGTTATCAAAAAAGAAAACCGAAAGAAGACATTGTTGCTATACGGCGACAGGAGACCTCCCATTAGGAAACGATTTTATCGATGAGTCGAGCGGGTACTGACGCAGTCAATGGGAGCAATGTCTCAATTTGTGTAAATATGAACTCAAACGCTGTATTTTGCTGTATGTTTATACAGTGAATGGAGGTGACGATTATGTATTTTAAAGATAAAGAGACATTGTCAATTGGGATTGAATTTATTATTGAAGCGGTTGCTGTAAATACGGCCGGTCAAGATCGTTCTGCGTTAGGGTTGTATCTGATCAGTTTATTACTCGATGATCAAAAGGGCGATCAGGGTGTTAAAGAAACAAGGACGGCAGTGCTGCTTGATAAATCATGGACCACGTATCCTGATCCGGGTTGGAAGTGTCCAGAGTTCTAGATTTGGTGATATTTTTGTGAGCAGTTTTTAGCTTTTGACAATGCTGGGTCTTTCATGTCTACAAATCGCATAAAATGAGTACAGCGCAGCAATGGCTGTTTAGTCAGTCAGCTAATTGGATGAAGTTGGTAGTGATAGTTTTTTAACTCTTCACTTACTTGATACTGCTCGAATTTGAAGTAAAGTTGCTCTGTTAAGCATTTAGTAAATTTGGCTAATTCATTAGTATGTATGAACAAGGAGATTGGAGCAATTTGGCGATTGTCATCATTGAAGCAGTTATCAATATGTGCTCTATCAAGATAAACCACGTTTGGATCCTGAGTCGGCGTCTCTTCGACAAGCTTTGTCATTAACCCCGCATTTTCAAGCTGCTCTAATAAAGAGTAAAGCTTATCAACATCGTTTTTGTTTTCTATCGCTGAATATTGGCTTAAAGCGCTTTCCAATCGTTTTTCGACTGAGCCAAATTTATCCTTCATCAAACAAACAGTTTTGAGCTTTTTCTTAATAGCGCTATATCGGGTTTGCTTCACTTTTGGTTTTAAGAAATCAATGATGATCTTGTTTCGTTGTTTTTCGTTAACAAAGCCGCGAGAAGAACTCACTTTGAAGTAAAGGTGGATTAGCGCGTTCTCGAAGGTCGATTTAAGCAGTTGATGATAGGAATATTCAGACATTAGTGACGTTGGGTATCTATTGATGACAGGATCTTACCACAAAAAAGTATGAACTATAGTTGCTAAAAAAACGACTCACAAATGGGGCGAGGGGACAACCAAAGTGTTGCCCCTTATTTACGTTGAAAGAGAAAACCTTACAACCTAGTGCTGGCTAAACTAACGCCAAAGCTAACAAAGAGTCCGCCACTGATGTAGTTCAACCATTTTGCGATTTTAGGGGTTGTTAGTAATGCTTTGAGTTTTGTAGCAAACAGGATCACCACAAGAAACCAGCCAGCAACAACCAAAGCCTGAACGAGTCCTAATATCATGCTTTGCTCTAAAATATGTTGTTGTGAAATAAACTGTGGAAAGATGGACAAATAAAACAACACTATCTTTGGATTGAGTAAATTAGTTAACAATCCTTTGATAAAGCTACTCATTAAAGACGGGTTAATCGCGTGTTGCTTTGGTTCCATTTTTGACTCAGACTGCTTTAAGCCCTTAGTGACGTGACTTACGCCCAACCAAAATAAATAACCTACCCCTAGCCATTTAAAGATGTTAAAAGCCGTAGAAGATTGGGACAGTATAAGGCTTAGCCCTTGTGCTGATACAAATGCATGCACCAGAAAACCAAAACTTACACCGAGCACATTGACAAATGCCAGACGTTTTCCTTCAGACAAAGAGGTATATAAAATTAGAAGTGCGTTGGGGCCTGGGATCATAGCCAATAAAAAAACGATGCCAGCGAAGGCAACGAGAGTATCAATAGTCATTTTTAAACTCCAATAAAATATCATGACGCACAGCAATGCGCCTTAAACAACAGGATTACGTTGATATTTTATAAAAGTGGCGGGCAGCGAGTACAACCACACCTAACGACTAAGCACATTTTACTATTCCATTAAACGTCTAGGTAGCATATCTAACACGGCAGATAACTATACTCTGGTAATTTCAACAGTTCAATTGCTAGTTATTCTGAATCTGAATCTGAATTTAATGGAGTGACGTTTTGTAGAGATGCCTCTTTCTATCACCTGTCGATTTTAATTTCATCGAATTGATTAACAACGCAAACCAATTTCCGTCCAACGAGACGGTCAGCTTGATCATTAGTAGTCCGTATTTGCCTCGTCGCGGTTTAACTTGTTTGCTTCTTCATCATGCGTATCTCAACTCGATTGAGTGAATATCATACAGAACTAACGCGCTTCGCTTTGTTCAAATGCGCCACAAATTAAACAAACGCCGTTTATTTTGTGACGATTTTTCTGCGGCGCAACGCGAGGTAGTGGGTTGTTCTTTATGTTGGAGAGGTGAAATCAATTAGCGCCTAAGTATATTGCTTATATTTGGTTGTTTTGAATTGAGTCCTAGGTTGTTACGTGTAGTGAGTGTAGCTGATTATCAATGGAGCGGTCACGGCAAAGCCAACCAGAAAAAATTGGTAAGACCCCAGTTCCCCATACACTAAATAGTTATATAATTGAACAAACTATGAGGTGTAATCATGAGCGGAAAATGCTACCCAGAAGAATTTAAAATTCAAGCCGTCCAGCAAGTCACAAAGCAAGGGCATCCTCTCAGTTCGGTAGCTCAATGATTGGGAGTCAGTTACAAATCCTTGTGTGATTGGGTTAAAAAGTACGACAAGCCTGAGAAGCAGCGTAAGCAGGAAGACGATCAAAGCGCAGAGATACGCCAGCTGAGAGCTGATTTAAAGCGGGTCACGATGGAGAGGGACATATTAAAGGAAGCCGCGGTGTACTTTGCAGGGGAGTCAAAGAAAAGTACACGTTATAAGAGAACGACTCCAAAAGTATCCGCGTATGGTTGTTTGTGGTGCTCTTGGAATTGAGCGCAGTGGCTTTTATGACTGGTGTCGACACCCTCTCAGCACTCGAGGCAAAGAAGACCAACGTTTGCTCGGAAAGATTAAACAATTTTGGCTCGAGAGTGGTTGCGTGTACGGATATCGCAATCTCACCATTGATTTAAAAAGTGATGGTGAGTCCTGTGGTAAGAATCGGGTTTACCGACTAATAAAATCCGCCAACATTAAGGCTGTGCGTGGATATAAGCGACACAAAGGTTTCCATTCCGGCAAAGCCGATTTAGCCGCCCCAAATGTCCTAGACCGAGTGTTTACCATTGATAAACCTGATACAAGCTGGGTGACGGACTTTACTTATATTCGTACCTATGAAGGTTGGCTTTACCTCACCGTCGTTATCGATTTATTTTCTAGAAAAGTAGTTGGCTGGACGATGAAAAGCAGTCCAAAAACCGACCTTGTCATTGATGCCTATTTGGCGAAGACGGCCAAGCGAACAGGTTCTAGTTCACTCAGAGCAAGGTGTGCAGTATACCTCTAGCGATTGGCGCAGTTTCCTAAAAGAGCACAATATGGAAATTAGCATGAGTAGAAGGGGAAACTGTCACGATAACGCCGTTGCTGAGAGTTTCTTCTCTCTGCTCAAGAAAGATCGAGTAAAGCGAAGGTTCTATAAAGCCCGTGATGAAGCACGCTCTGAGATATTTGAATATATCGAGTGCTTCTACAGTCCAAAACGGAATCATGGTCCTAATGGTGGACTGTCCCCGAATGAATACGAAAGACAGTATTATCAGAAGCTTGAAAGTGTATAG